TCTGCTTCTAACGTAGGCATAATAACTACATCGAACTCAGTCTTGAGTTTGTTAATGACACGTTTATAGCCACATGGCTTCTTACGGTTACGATGTCCTTTGTAAGATGGTGCAATTTTTTTCCGAAAATTCTTAGTGTCAGAAAAGAAAAGCTTTATAGTAGGGAATGATCCAAACTCATCCTTGAGTTTAGTAAGTTCCTTTGTTGTTGCATTGTATGCGTCACTAAAGTTAGAGGTAACAAGGATAACATCCTCGCCAAAGTCTAATTCAGTTTCTGCTGCCGCACAGTTCTTGTATACAATGTAATCGGCATCAATTAATAATTCCATAGGTGGTTAGTGTACTTCTGCCCAGTTAGCTCCTGATTGTGCTTCAGCGGCTATCGGACATCGTAATGAATAAAAGTCTCCTGCTTGTATAGCAGTAGATTCGAGGCAGCCTTTCATATAACCTGCATCACAGGGGCTACACTCATATTGTAGTTCGTCATGAACAAATGCTAGTTGATGAGCAGATTCAGGTAAATGCTTATAAGCTAGTACCATCCACCGCTTTGCGATGACTGCTGCTGATCCCTGAAGCAAATAGTTCAAGGCTTTGTGAGGCTTATCTACTAAGATACGTCGCTTGTCTAAGCCTAAAACATATCCTCTCTCACTGACCTTCTTAACCGCTGTAAGTAATTCTTTAAGACCTGGAATCGCATCAACATATGCTTTTCTGATCTCTTTACCTTTCTTAGCAGCCGCCTCATCGGATAACTGTTTGTCAACTGATATACCTATTTTCCTATCTCCTGCCCCATAGAGGAAGGCGTAGGTGACGGTTTTAACATCTCGTCTCGAAATTCCGATACGCTTCGCGTTGACGGAATGGATGTCGTCGGTAAGGAGGATTTTGGTATAACGTCCTTGATCATATCTGGCGAGATAGTGGGCAAGCATCCGTAGCTCAATACCGCTAAGATCGGCACCGACCAGTATTTTACCTGGAGTTGCCGTAAATAATTGTCTAAATCTTTCATCTGAAGGTACCTGACTTAGGTTGGGTTTACGATGGGCTACTCTAAATGTAGATGTAGCAACTGAACAATGGTGGTGAACTCTAGACTTCGTAACAAGCTTCTGCCATGCGTTCACGCCTTCTGATATCATCCCAAGCTTCTTGGTCAGATCCAGTAGTTTTAGAAAACTCAGAGCTATATCCGTCCCAAGTTCTTTTAATACGGTCTCGTCGATAACCGCCTTCCCTGAATTCGTCAGTGAGGATGGTTGCCAGCCGTAATGTGTGGTAAGTATCCATGCAATGTGATCTCTACTAGTAGGATTTGTATCTTTTAGCTTGGTAAACGTAGCTCCAGCGACATAGCCTCTGGTCCTATTAGCTCGTTTAGGAGTAAATAGTGGTCCGCTAACGAAAGGGTGCCTGTTGCGTAGTAGTTCACTAGTTTCTTCATACTCTCGTCTGAGAGCAGATTCAAGTGACCGTGCAGCTGGCTCATCAAAAAACCATCCATGATTCTCTTGTTCAGTAAGTATAGTTGCTACCTGATGCTCTAATTTGAGCCAGTCAGATAAGGGTGGAAGTGGTCGCATAACTTTTCTGTAACTTTAACGTCTTGTACACAGTAGTCTTGCATTTCTTGTGACCATTTTTTCCAGTCTGCTGTCTCACCAAAGTCTCCTTTGTAGACACCAAGTCTGTAGCCATAAGCCTTAAGACTATGTGATCCATATAATTTAGTGGGCATATTCTTATGTGCGTTTCTTTTATCTATATCGAGTAAGTTCGGATGATATAAACGAGATAACAAAAGAGTATCAATAATGGTACCGCAAGGATTAAACCAAGGGTATAAGTGATGTATATAAGGTAAGTCAAACCCAATAATGTTATGCCCAACAATAACATCAGCGACCTCCAGATGTGATAACGCAGTTGTGATAGAGTAGTTACTACCCATTGGAAGCCCTTTGGGCGATTCCGTATATGCTTCATCATTAAATACTTCCGTGCGCTCATCCTTGGCGAAGTGTAAGGCAACACAATGAATTCTGGGAGCCTCTGAGGTGAATGATAAGCCATTAGTTTCTAGATCGAATACTACTTGGCCTACGTGTCCACTCATAGGTTTTGTCAACAAATTTGGCACGTTCTACTGCCTCTTTACTCGGTGGGTTAGGTTTAATTAATATTTTATTTCCTACATTTCTTACTGTTGCATTCTTTTCTGAGAATTTATTCTCATGATCTGTAATTGGAGTATTTGCTGTATATTCGTACCAAGGGTGTACATAATTACTCCCTTCAAAAATCCGTGGCTGGATTGAAAATTGGTGCTGTCGAAGTTTCATTTTCGGTAAATCTGCAAGTGTTAATATCGTAGGTTAGTTCTCCACACGTTCCAGTCTCGCCTGAATAACGATTCTTAAGGATTCTAAGCGTTGTAGGACTTCTTCCATCTTCTGATTGCTGATTTCGCTCCAATCCAACGAGGTTGTCGCTAATTTGAGCGATGCTGTGAGATCCTCTAAGCTGGGAGAGATTGATCCGCCCTCCCTCTTCGTGATTACGACTGTCATTACTGCTTCTACGTAGGTGTGAGACTAAAAATAAAGTTATACCTGTTCTTTCTACTAATGACCTTAACTTAGTCATTGTAGTATCTATCATCCGTCGTTCATCTCCTTCAAGACCACTCAATAATATACTGAGGTGATCTAGGAATATAACACGACACTCCAGTCCACTGGCAAGGTATTCGATCCGATTGTAAATAAGTTGAGGGTCAAAAGAACCAAAGCCGTCAAAAAGGTAAAGGTTCCAATTAGCAATGGAATTACGAAAATGCTCTTCAAGTTCTGATTGGTCATGTTCTTTTAGTGTTAGGTTTTTTCCAACTGCTGTGGACATCAATCCAAGAGCTGTTCTTCTATTGCTTGCTTCAAGTTCCAAGATCCCAACTGATTCCCCCTTGTTGAGTAGGTCAGTTGCAAGGTATCGCATGATGCTGGTCTTTCCTGACCCAGTACCACTAGTAAATGTTGTAAGTTCTCCATACCTGATCCCGTGTAACTTCTTATTAAGTCCCTCGAATGGGTATTCATGGTCATAAGGTTTCTGCGGTGTAGTAACTAGTTGTAATAAATTCTTTCCATCTACAATTCCATCTGGTCTGTATGGTTTAGCGTCCCATATAGCCTTTCTTATAGCCTCCGAGTCCTTGGCTTGCAACGCATCTGACGGATCTTTGTAAGACTCCAGCCTTGCGATCTTGACCTTACCCGCTGGTAAAACTCCAGCCGCCTCCTCGGCAGCCTTACGACCTGGTTCGTCACCATCGAAGAATAATACAATCTCTTCGTAGCCTTGGAATAAGGGTAGTTGTTTCTGTAGATCTTTCTTAGCACTTGCTGCACCATGTGGTAAGGATAGCATAGGCCAATTAGGCATTGCCTCATAACAGCTCGCAGCATCTAACTCACCTTCAGTAACAACAATACGCTTACCAGTTGTAGGAAATAAATGCTGACCAAATAAGGTGTCAGTAGATTGTCCTTCATAAGTAAATACTTTCTGTTTATTTTTTATCTTGAATCCAGCAAGAACTCCATCGCTTGTAAAATATGCGAAGCGTAAAGTCTGTCCGTCTCTGTTAATTCTATACTTTTTGCAAGTAGATTCAGAGATTCCTCTTTTGTATAGTCTCTCTGGTTCTCCTTTAAAGGTTGCATTGGTCATTGTCCGTGGTGATTGTGATAAAAGATTTATACCCTCTGCGGGTGTGTAGTGGTGGCAAGAAAAACAGAACTTGTGACCATCAGTGTAAACTGAATTAGCATCTGATGAGCCACAATTTTCACATGGTTCATGTGCCACAAATTCTGATTCGTTCATATTAACCAATCAATTGGTATATTATGGAAGGCACACCAAGGGATGTCATGTTTATCACACCACTTGGCATATGTTGTTTTTGAGTGCTTAGATATTTTATTATAGGGTGACTGAAATACCATTCTCAAATCTATATCTGGGTTATCCTTTTTTACAGCAGCTATTTTGCGTCTATCTGTTGCATCCCAGTATCCCTTTGTTTCAAGGTACACGTGATTTGGCAAGATAAAATCAGGGTGATAATGATGCTGAATGGTATAAGGAACCTTACAAGATTCATATTCATAAGTAACTCCAAGATTGGAGAGTAAGGTTGCTACCTTCTCTTCCAGTTTGGATCTAAATTTCATTCAAGTTGTTTATCTATTATCTCTCCTAAAACATCTAGTAATTGGGATTTAATAGCTACATTTAAATTACTATCCTTTGATTTATATGATGTAAGTTCTATAACTGGTGGTGTAAATTTAACTACAGCTTTACTAAGACCCAATGTAGAGTCAGTAGAGATCGTTTTCTCTAACATTAGAAGTCCTCATCTTCTACTTCTTGTGCAGGTGGAGGTGTTTCACTAGCTTTAAAGCCAGATGTTTTACCAAACAAATCAGCTACTTGGCTCTCATCCAACTCTCCAGCATCGACACCAGCCCCATCAGATTTAACTGACACAACTTGAACGCCAACCAGCTTAAGAGAGCTGCCATAAGTAACCCCGTCCCTGAGTATGTAAGGTTTTTGAAAGAAACCAAGTTTAACAGTAGATCCTGCATATAAAGGTGTTTTCTTATCGGTTAATGGTGATCCTTCTGTATCAACTACAGGAGGTCTCTTGTCTTCACCCCAAGAGAATTTAATTTTATATTTTCCATCCGATACTTCTTCCCATGGTGTAGGTTTTAGGGTAGCTCTCTTCGGATTCTTGAGCTTAGACTCGGCCCATCTTAAGACCTCTGCCCTCTCATTTTCTAGCTTATCAGCGAGGTCTTCGCTGACCACAGCCGAGAGTGAATAACCAAACTTTCCAGGTTCTAGGATAGCTTGAAATCCCTCAAGTGTAACTTCGTCCGTAACGTGTACGTTCTTAGGCATTTTAACAAAAAAAGTAAGTTGAATTAATAACCGACTCAGGCTTAAGGTCGCCTATGATCGGTGGTTCTGTCTCTGCCCCTATCTGTTGGGCAAAGTCGTTGAGATAATCATGCTCTGCAAAGAGGTGCATGTATGTCTCCCTTATTATAGCCGATAATTCGTCCATGTCTACACATTGTGTGAGAACGCTGTCATGAATTAGTGCTATAGGTTTGTTGAATTTATCTATACTGAGATGCAGTAGACTAGCATCGAGACTGTGAATTAAGTTGGGTGCTGTTGCCGCACGATGACGGTTAATATCTACCACATTAGTCTCATCAGTTGCTACTGATATTTGACAACGACCAAGTAATTGTAACTCAAATCTAGCTACTTGCTTCTTCATGATACGTTGATTCACTACGAACCCCGATGGTGTAACCCATTGTAATTCCTTAGCTCCACGTTTCACAGCTTTACTTACTTCATCTTCAATCCATTTCATTACTGACATAGGGCCAGGAACGACTACATTCATAGCGTCCCTGACAGCCTGTACGGTAACTGTTAGATCTTCCTTGTCGATCTCAATTCCTTTTTCCAATAGAGCATCACGAATATATGACCTATTGCTGTAGGGTTTAGCATTGTAGGGTATTGTCATGACGGTTCGTTTAACCGTCTTCCTATCCATTACTTCTCGTATGTGCATAGGACAATTAGGTTTGGCAACATCCGCTACAACCTTGTATGCGTCTTGAGGTCTATCAGCGGGCAACACATTGACGAGTTGTGCTGTGCTCCGATCTCGTGCGAGACCTGCGAGAATCTGTAGACCACTACATGTAGCATCTGTAGCTACGAATAGTCCAGTAGTCTTACGTTCCTCTGTAATAACTACTGAATAGTATTCCTCACATGCAGCAAGGAATTGCCATGGCTCGTCTGCTACTTCCCATTCGACTCTATTACCGATAGGATCAATAGCTACCTTGGCTATCAAGTTTGTGTTGTTATGTGTCCACGACAACCTCTCGGTCATCGTTGCTTTATCTAAACCATAAGTAGTTGCTACTTGAAAAGCTAACCACTTTTTCCCTGACTCAGTTATATAAGACTCATCCGCACTGCGAATCAAGCTTTTCCCAAAGTCAGTATCTTGAGGTGTTAAGAATGCAGGAATCGGATATGCCCTTCCCCTATAGTCAAATGACCACGGAATAAAAAACTTATCTCTATCCTTGAATCTATCAACTGCCTCCATAGTCATACGTGTACGGCATGACTTCTTAAATTCGGCTGCTTGCTTATTCATTACTTCAGC